AACGAGCTGGCGAGGCACTGCGGCCTATCACTCAGGACTTCCGCGGCTTCAACTTCGGCGTGCAGATGAACCAGGAGGCACGCGCCATGATCAGGCAGGCGTTCTTCCTGGATCAACTGTCCATGCCGCAAAGGGATGCCGAACGCGTAACAGCCTTTGAGGTAGCCCAGCGCACGGAACAGTACATCCGCCAAGCCATGCCTTTGTTCGAGCCGTTGGAGACTGAGTACAACGCGCGCATTTGCGACGACACGTTCACGCTGCTGTGGAGGAATGGCGCGTTCGGATCGCCTCTGGACTGGCCAAGGTCACTGCGAGGGGCTGACATCAGTTTCACGTTCGAGAGTCCGCTACACGACGCCATTGAGGCACAGAAAGGTCAGCTTCTTCTGCAAGGGCAGCAACTGCTGGCGTCTGCGCTGCAGTTGGATCCGTCGATCGCCAACATCGTGGACGGGAAAACAGCGTTCCGAGAAGCACTGGATGGCATCGGATGGCCAGGCAAGTGGATGCGCAGTGAATTGGTGGTCGCTCAAATGGATGCAGACCAACAGGCGAAGTCAGAAGCCGCGCAGATGGCTGCGACTCTTGAGCAAAGTGCCTCTGCCGCCAAGGATCTAGGAGCTGCTGGTGAATCCGTAGCTGCCATCACTCAAGGTGCAGTGCCGGCTGGAGCAGCAGCATGAAACAGCCTCCTGTGCCAGCGAAGAGACGCGGTTTGGTGCCAAGTCACGCACCGCATGGATCGGAGCCAGCACCGTTCACTTCAGCGGATGCCACTGCTCTTCAGGCTGTCGCTTCTGGTACTGCAAACGATGGTCAACAGAAGCGCGCATTGGACTGGATACTAAAAAGCGCTTGCGGTTTGCCAGTTTGGCCGTACCGTGCCGACGAGCGTGAGACATGTGTCGCGCTTGGGCGACAGTTTGTTGGGCAACAGATCATGGGAGTACTGAAGGTGAACATATCAGTGCTCAGAAAGCGCGAGTCCGCGCAAACATCCAGAGGAGATGTCGATGGCTGAAGTAGCAACATCGGATACGAAAGTGGATGGCGGTGCGACCACGGACACCACAAGTGCCGCGGCGACCGCTACTGCTACTGCAGGAAAGCAGGACGCAGGTGCCACCAAGGATGCCGGGCAAACAGTTGCCGCAGATACTGCTGCGGGTAAGACCGCCGCCACAACGACCGACACTGGTAAGGCGGCTGACACTGGCACAGATGATACTGCCGCGGCAGCCAAAGGCGCATGGCCGGAGGACTGGGTCACGCGCATGTCGAAGGGCGACCAGAAGCGCGCCAAGGACTTGGGGCGCTACGCCTCGCCAGAGGCCCTGGCAGACGGCTACGTGAACCTGCGTAAGCGCGTCGATTCAGGCGAACTGAAGCCAACTCTTCCGAAGAACGCAAAGCCTGACGACATCAAAGCCTGGCGGAAGGACAACGGCATCCCTGAGAAACCTGATGGCTACGATCTTGCTGGCATCACCGTTCCTACGAGAGACAAGGACATGATCGGCGGTGTCCTGACGAGGCTGCATAAGGCGAATGCAACGCCTGAAGTAGCGCGTGAAGCCGTATCCGCCATCTACGATCAGATAGCGCAGCGTGAAACACTTCGCGCAGAGCGAGATGAGCAGCAACGAACAGAAGTCCTCGACAAGCTGAACGAGGAGTGGGGGCCTCAGTTTCGCCGCAACCTGAACCTGATCGAAGGCACCATCCTGTCGCGCTTTCCTGAAGACGTGCGCGACTTACTCAAGTCAGCGCGCCTGCCAGATGGCACGGCGATCTTCAACAACGCAAGCGCCATCCGCGCTCTCGTGTCATTGGCGAACGAGATCAATCCTGCCGGCATAGTCGTCCCTGGAGGCACGGGAGACATCGGCAAGACGATGGTCGAAGAATGGAAGGCGATCCAGAAAATCAGAACAGAAACGCGCTCTGTCTACAACAAAGACGACGGTATGCAGAAGCGCGAACGCGAACTGATCGAGGCAATGATCAAGCACGGTCTCATGAACGAGGCCGGGCAACTAGTCGAAAGGAAAGCAGCATAGGTACTTGAAGTAGCAGTACTGAATACCGAATAGCGACGGCCCAGAAGGCGGGCGTCAGGCCCGAAAGGACACCCTGACAGTAGCCGTGATGGACACCCTGAGCAACGGTTGAAGTTAATCGTTTCTTGAAAAGGAGCCAATCATGGCTGATACCGCGTTTCAGATCCAATACCGCCAGGAGTTCATCCAGGCGTTCGAGCAGCATCAGTCCCTGCTGCGCGATACGGTCACTACGGAGGCCGTGATCAAGGGACAACAGGCGGTCTTTCTGGTCGCAGGTTCCGGCAGCGCATCTGCCGTTACCCGCGGCGTGAACGGTCGCATCCCGGCGCGTGCAGACAGCAACACGCAGAACACATGCACGCTGCAGGAGTGGCACGACCTCGTTCGCAAGACGGGTTTCAACATCTTCGCGTCGCAGGGCAATCAGCGCTCGATCATGCAAATGACGACGATGGCGGTCCTGAATCGCAAGATCGACTCCCTGATCACGACCGAGCTGGATACGGGTACGGTAGGCATCGGCACGACAGCGGTCACGATTCCAAACGTATCGCTAGTGATGAATGGCTTGGTCAAACTGCAAAACGCCGCAGTGCCATGGGACAACAACATCACGCTGCTGTGCCAGCCGTCGTTCCTCGCCTATCTCATGCAGGCGCCAGAATGGACGAGCGCCGTGTATGTCGATATGCGGCCATTCGCCGGGAAGGATCCGAACTGGCGCGACAAGCCTTCGGCGTACAAGTGGATGAACATGCTCGTCATCTCGCATCCGAACCTCACGGGTCGCGGAACTACGGCAGAGAAATCGTACATCTACCACAAGTCCGGCGTTGGGCATGCGATGGACACGGCTGGGCTGTCAACGCCGGTCGGGTACTTCGAGGAACAGGACTACTCCTGGGCGCGCGCGACTGCGTACATGGGTGCCAAGCTCCTGCAGAACACGGGCGTGGTTGTAGTCACGCACGACGGTTCGGCCTACGCCTAATCGGAACCCTGAACTGAAAGGAGACACACCATGACACTCGCATACAACGGTGCCACTGCTGGCACGACTCTCTCGAACCCGCCTGTTCTGATGGCGGCGGCGATGGGGGGCCACGTCCAATACGCCACGACCGGAAGCACGGCCGGGATTTCCAACATTCCTGTTGGTGCGTCCGGCGCGAAAATCTGGTTCTACGCGTCCTCGAACTCTGCCGCAGAACTGGCAGCGCTCAACTCCATCGGAGACGGTGTGGCACTCGGCATGACGATCGGCGACATCATGATCGGCGTGACGACTACCGCAGCCTCCACGGCGCCATTCTGCTTCATGGGCGTGCTGGTGACATCTGCTGGGGCGACAGGCTTCGGTCTGAGTTCGGCCGTCCTCGTGTCCACAGCGCAGTAACGCATGACGAGCTTCGGCTCCTGGGCGGGGGCAGTGCCCGCCCTTTTCCCTAACTTCTGAGGAGAGCACTATGGAAGTCGCAAATGCCGTGAAGAAGTCCATGCCGGTGTTGATGCCGGAACGCATGGGATTGTCAGAGGACAAGCACCACGACTGGGTCGTCGATCTTCCGCTAACAGTCACTCTCGAACAAGCGCTGGAACCATCGTTCTGGGCGCATGTCGCCGCACAGATGGAACCGCTCGATCACATAGAAGTGCGGTCAGAGGACGGCTCGTGGATCGCGTTTCTCATCGTGTCGTTCTGCGAGCGCAACTACGCCAAGGTCGTGCTGGACCGCAAGGTCGTCCTGAATGACGACCATGAAGTACCACTCAGCACCGTGAAGCACAAGGTCGAATGGAAAGGACCGCACCTGAAATGGTGCGTCATTCGTGTGTCCGACTCGCAACCGCTCCAGCAAGGAATGCGAGACAAGCAGACAGCCTTCACATGGATGACTGAGCACGAGAAGACGCTGGCTCGTTAGTAGGAGATCGCAATGTCCGCAAGCCGGCTGTCGATCTACAACGACGCCCTCCTGATAGCTGGTGAGCGACCATTGGCGTCCCTGACGGAAAGCGTTGAAACCCGCAGGCTCCTCGATCAAGTCTGGAACAACGGTGGGGTGGATTTGTGCCTCGAAGAGGCCCAGTGGGCGTTCGCGATGCGCACTGTGCGCATCGACTATGACCCTGGGCTGGAACCAGACTTCGGTTACACCAGAGCGTTCGACAAGCCAACTGACTGGATTCTCACGTCAGCCTTGTGTTCGGACGAGTACTTCAAGTCTCCGCTGCTGCGCTACGCAGACGAGGCGGCGTTCTGGTTCGCCGACCTTGACACGATCTACGTGCGCTACGTGTCGAATGATTCTGGCTATGGCGGC